CCATCCTCAACTTAATAAAAAACCTAAATATAGTATTATAAACAATTAATTACTTTATTCTAGGTCTAAAGGAGAAATAAAATGGCTCAATGGGGTAAAAATGATGCAGCTTCAAACTCTGTATTGTGGGGAGTTTCTGGATTTAACAAGACTGCAAATTCCGCAAATCGTGATGCTTTTTTCGATAATGTTTCCAGAGGTGCTTATATCACTAACTTGATCGCTGGTCAGTTTGGTGTTGATACTACAGAAATTGGTGTAGGAAATGGTAACGTAGTTCATGTCACTGTAACCACTAATGGTTCAGGATATACTTCAAGTCCTTCACTTTCATTCTCAGGCGGTGGTGGTTCATCTGCAGCTGCTACTGGTGTTGCAAATAGTACTGGTAAGATTGCATCAGTTACTATTAGCAATGGCGGTTCATCATATGAAACAAATCCATCAGTAACAGTTCCTGCACCTACTGCAACATCATTTAATGCAAACACTGCAGTAACATCTGGAACACCTGGAACAGAAGGTTCAAACAATGTTATTGCAATTTCATCTGCAACTTATTTTGTTGCTGGTGATCCTGTAACTTATGCAGTTGCAGCTGGAAATACTGCACTTACTGGATTAACTTCAGGAACTAGATATTACGTTCAGTTTGCTAACGTAACTCATGTGGCTCTTGCAACAGCATCCGGTGGATCAAGAATTGATCTTACAAAGGGTCTAACCGAAACTGGTCATACTCTACAGGGTGATACCGCTACTACTGTTGCAGTTGTTGGTGGTGCAAAGAATAAGGGCGTTTCACATGCTGGTTGGAATGTTCGTACAGTAGGAACTGGTGGTAGAGCAGGGCGTGTTCAGTATGAAACCCTTGTCGCTATGGGTTCAATTACTGGCGACGCATCTGACGATTCAATTCTTCCTGACTCTAATACTTAATAATTAAAAACTAATAGAGGGTGCGTAATGCCTAAAATTTCAGAATTAAACTCGATTGCTAGTTTATCAAATGATGACCTAGTACCAGTAGTAAATGATCCTAGTGGCGCACCCTCTACTAATAAAATTACTTTTGATAACTTTAAAAAAAGTGTAACTAAAGATATTGTATTTGAAAATGGAATAATAAGAGCAAACAATAACAGTATTGTTGTTTCTTCTAATACTGATTTTGCTTCTGTTAGGTCAATTGTAAATGATCAGACAGATGGTTATGCTCAATTATATTGGGAAAATACAAATTCTACACCGGCAAATAATGAACCAACATATGCAGATTTGTATGTTTCTGCAAATGGATCGACACTGAGTGTTGGTAAAAGAAGACAGGATTTAAATTCTACTCAAGAATATGAATGGCGATGGACAAAAGATGGTAATTATATTCTTCCAGATGGTGGAGACATTATTCTAGAAGGTAGTTCTGTTATCAATCGTCCTATGTTGACGCCAAGTATTACCTATACAGGAACAGTATCAGATTTTCCAACATTTTTTAATCTTTCAAAAGGTCATGCGTTACTTCATACATCAAATGGTCATGTACTTGATAATGAAACACTATATTGGATAGAAGATAGATTTTACACTTCTGATTCAGATTTTAGTTTAGCCTTAACATTAGATTTTAATAATATAGGCGGAATTAATAATAGTTTTACAATTGGAACAAATGCTGAAACTCTTTTAGCAACTATAAATTTGCATAGTATATCTGTAATAAATGGAAATATAAGTATAACAAATCTTCCAGCATTAACATCATTTAATGCAAGTAATTTAGTATTTGTTGGTGGTAATTTGACCATGAATAGTATGGATAAAGCTAATACTGTATTTAATTTTTCAAGTTTGAATCATATTGATGGTAATTTAATATTAACAAATAATTCTGTTTTACGAACATTCCCACAATTTCCAGCATTAAAAATTGTTCAAGAAATTCAATATAACAATAATACTTCCACAACAGGAACGCCCATATTTACTAATCTTTTAAATTCAGAAGGTATTACTTTTAATCAAAATTCTGGATTACCATATGGTCCTCAATTTCCGGCATTAAGAACATCACACGATATTTACATCAATAATAATGTAAATATGGCTACTGCACCTGTATTTACTAATTTGATAAATGTATATGGAGCAATCGAAATAAGTGAATGTGCTGCATTGACTGCATCCCCAGCATTTACTAATCTTGTATTATGCGATGGTAATATGATTTTACGTGCCAATCCTAATATGAATGGTGGTATTAGTCTTCCTGCACTTAAAACATTGAATGGTGATTTTATTGCTGATAATTGTTCATGGACAGATATTCAAGTAGATTATGTTCTTAATAAATTAGCAAGTCTTGACGGAACTAATGGCACTACAAGATATCAGGCTCGTACTATTAATATGAGTGGTGCTGGTGCTTCTCCTCGTTCTCCAAATAGTTCCACTGCTTATTATGCACTTCTAAATCGTGATTGTAATATTATTCTGAGTACTTAATGAATATTGATAAACTTGATGAGTCTAATTTTTTATTATATGCAGCAAAACATTATGAAAACCCACAGTGTTATGATACCGTCGAATTTTATGATGATCTGAAAAGATTTAAATATATAAAAAGATTATTTAATAGGTATGCAGAAGAAGGTGATTTGAAGGAACGATTAATATTAAACCATATTATTGTTCTTATCAATGTATTTGGACCAGAACCAACGGCAAAAATGTTGTTTCTGAAATGTAAAGGACTGGAAGAATATTTAAAGCCATTTCTTTTGTTTTTAAATATTCTCCCAGAAAAGATAGAGAATCTTGGTATAGAAAATAGAACCATATATACTATGGAAATAAAAATGGATATGAATATCCTACAGGAATTAAGGAAAATATAATGGTTGTAGATGCATATTTAGTCTATAGTTTCATCAGAAGACTGGTCACACCATTTGAAAAGTATCCAGCATTTAAGGCTGGATTGATCGATAAGGATGGGAACTTTACCAAGAGTAGAAATATGTTCACTCCTGATGAACGTAAAGCACTTCCTATATTTGATATTATGATTATCAATTTGAAGAGACTGATTGCCAAAGTTCCTTTAGGCAAAACACGCATCGCTACTATTGCAGCTGCATTGATGCTTCTAAGATCAAAGCCCACAGCTAAAAAAGTACAAGAAGATTATGTTGATGAGTTGTTTAATCTTGAAGAAGAATTACTCAAGACTATGGCAGAAGTAGAATCTGTTATGGAAGATGGCGCTGCAACAAATAGTGTTGCGTCTGGTAGTATTTCAGGTTTAGGTTCACCTCCTGACGTAGTTGTTGTTCCTAAGAAAGCAGCAGAAAAATATAAAAAGAAAAACAAAGCTGACATTATTATGGGTGTAGTAAAAAGGAAATCGTAATGTTTGGAAGATTGCCATTAATAATTTTTGGGATAGTTTTCTTCATAGGCACATTTTGGACTTGGCTCGCTGTACATGATCATAATCTTAGAGTAGAGATTATTGCTGAGTTTAATGCACAACAAGAACAACTACTTGCTGAGAAGAAGGCAGAGTTTGAAAAACAAATGAATGACCTTAAAGATAAGACAACTATATTACAAAAAGAAGTAGATGATAAGAATGCTTCTATAGGCACAATGATAACAGAAATTGAATCAAGTGCAAGTAGAATGAAAGATGCTAATGATGATGCTGCACCATATCTTAAAGAAATTGTAAAGAATATGCAGAAGTCATTTGGTGAGAAGGTGAACAAGAAATGAAAAAAGTATTATTAATATCTTTGCTTACTTTGACTGGATGTGCTTCTGAAGAACCAGTAAAGCTTTTAGCACCAGAATACAAGGTTGTCAAGATTCCAGAACAACTTTATGTTTGTCCTGTCATAAAGAACTATCCAGATGCATCTAACTTGACAAATAAACAAGTTGGTAGTCTTTTGGTAAATGTTCAGAAGAATAATATGATATGCAAGAATTCCATTGACAGCATCAAGAAATACATGGACGAAGCAGAGGCTACAGTATCTGACAAAAAATAACTCTTGACTTCTTTTTCAATGGGCGTATAATCAGTACTGCATCATTGAAATTGGAGATATTTTATGAGTAATTTATGGCTAGATCAGAAATATGCTACACTTCTTGGAACACAACTTGAAAAATTCAAGATAGTAAAGTCTAAGCCATTTGGTGCAAGATTTAGATGCCCAATTTGTGGTGATTCCAAAACAAACAAGCTAAAAACTCGTGGTTACTTTTATGAACACAGTGATCGTATCAATGTGAAGTGTCATAATTGTGGCTATAGCACATCTCTACAAAAATTTATTCAAACAATTAATCCTGTTCTGTATTCAGAATATAGGATTGAAGTCTTAAAGAACACTGATCAACCTAAAGAAGAACCTGAGAAGTTCGTGACTGATGTTACAAAGTTTGCATCACGTAGAGTTGACCATTTTGATCCGTTCAAATCTTTAAAAAAGATATCTCAATTGCCTCATGATCACGTTGCAAAAAAATATATTTTAGATCGAAAAATCCCTTCAAATACACACTTTAGACTTTACTATTCACCTACATACTATCATTGGGTGAATGAAATTGTCCCTAATAAATTCAATGAAAAGGCTTTGAAATATGATGAGCCTCGTATCGTTCTTCCTTTTATTGATGAGAGGGGATATGTATTTGGATTTACTGGCAGAGCAATTCTTCCCTCAACAGGTTTACGTTATTCCACAATCATTCTAGACGACACTAAACAGAAGGTATTTGGTCAAGAGACAATAGACAAGAGAAAAGTTGTTTATATTGTTGAAGGACCAATCGATAGTCTGTTTCTTGATAACTGTTTAGCAATGGCTGGATCAGACGTTAACTTTAATTTGCTTGCAGACCCTAACAAGATTGTGGTAATATATGACAACGAACCAAGAAATAAAGAAATTGTTGGTAAAATTAATAAAGCAATCGATCAAGGATTCAAAGTCTGTATCTGGCCTGATTACATCAAAGAAAAAGACATAAATGATATGGTAAAGGCTGGTCATTCTGGTGCATCTATTCAATCGATAATTGATCACAATACATTTGGTGGTCTTTCAGCCAAAATGAGAATGCAGACTTGGAGCAAATTATGATATACACATCAATAGTACAATCAGACGAAAATGGAGAATTGTTTATAGTTATTCCTGATGATCTAATCAAAGAACTTGATTGGAAAGAAGGAGATACTTTAGACTGGTCCATTGATGGCGACACCGTAATTCTATCACGCAAAGAGGCAGAGAAAAATGATTAATACAGTTTTAGTAACAAAGAGAAATGGGCATAAGGAACGTTTGGATTTAAATAAATTCCATAAGGTTGTCGCATGGGCGTGTGAAGGTATTAATGGCGTATCTGAATCTGAAATTGAACTGAAGTCTCAGATTCAATTCTATTCTGGTATCAAGACTACAGACATTCAAGAAACACTTATCAAGGCTGCAGCTGATCTTATTTCAGAAGATACTCCCGGCTATCAGTATGTTGCAGGTCGTTTGATCAACTATCATCTAAGGAAGCAAGTTTATGGCGACTATAACATCCCTCATCTTAATGACCATATTTCTAATGTTATTGACGCTGGATATTATGACAAGGATATTAAAGAATGGTATTCTGTTGATGATATTAATATTCTTAATTCATATATTGACCACAAGCGAGACTGCCAAATTGCTTATGTGGGTATGGAGCAATTTAGGGGTAAGTATCTAATCAAGAACCGTGCGACGGGACATATATATGAGACACCACAGTTTTGCTATATGCTGATTGCGATGGTGTTATTTCGTAATTATCCCAAAGAAACTCGCTTGAAGTGGGTAAAGGATTTGTATGATGCA